TATCTTTGACCAGTGACTTCCTCAGAAAGTTCTAGGGTGTAGTGAACTACGTTCTTTCCGTCTTTAATTGCCTGTGCGCCCAGGTGTGATAAGACCATAGACTTGCCGGCGCCTGTGGGGGCAACAATAACCCCCAGCTCGCCTGTGCCTAAGCCATTTTTCATCAAAGAATCAACTTTTTCCCACCCAGTAGAGACTGGATTTCTAGCTTTGATTTCGTACCTCAATTCAAAATCTTTTAAAAAGTCATGACCAAAATTATTATCCGTCCCCAGTTTGAGGGCGTCGTCAATAACTTTGCGAACTTCGTCAAAAGAAGAATTCTGGATAAGATCCACCGTCTTCATTAGGGCTTCTTTGAGCTTCTGCTTTTTGCAAAAATCTAAACTTGTGTCTCTAATATATTGAGCGTCTGATACATCTCTGATACAGGTTCGCGCAAAATAATCTCTCACTTGTTTTTGTGCTGCATCATTGAACTTTTCTAAATCAGTCCTTAAGATTGAAGCCAGGATCTTTTTGGTAGGGTGCACATTATATTTCTTGCGATAGTCGAATATCTTCGCCACAAATATGCGAAGATAATTCAACTCAAAGAACTGTGTATCCAACACTTCCTCTATTTGATCAGCAAAAGGCCGATCTTCCAAGATCATCTGTGCAAGTGATTCTTGGAACTGCTTCCCATACCTTGAGAAGTCAATTTCCTTGGTCATATTAATTTCTCCAATATTAATATATTAGTGACAATTTAACGATTGTCTATGGCTATTCTATTAAAATGTTGGAAGAGGTCAATAAAGTTTATTTCGCCGAAACCATCCTTCAACATCATTTTAATTAATTCTGTCTTATTAAAAGTGCAATCCGGATCCTTCATGGTTTCACGAATGGTTTTTTTTGCACCAATACTCAAGATAGGGCTATAAAGCTGCATCATGTGATAGTTGCTACGAAGTACATCTTCATTGTCTAAGATTTTTTGGTATGCCTTAACCTTCGATTCTTTTGCCTTCTGTTGACAATAATCGAGCATATCTCTAAAAGTTGCTGACTTTTCCTCTCTCAAAAAAGGAAAACGTTTAGCAATGGTCTTCATCCCCAACCCTTCAATACCAGGAAGGTTATCCGACTTATCTCCCTCCATAGCCCGAGCCATGGCGAAGTTCGTCGGATGTACATCGAATTTACTCAATATCGAATTCTGGTTTAAGATTTCTTTTTGAATTGGCCGATACTGTATAGTCTTCGCTGTAAGAAGCTGAAAAAAGTCTTTGTCACTTGAGACAATCAACTTCTCTGCCTTTTCAAGTTCCTTAAGCTGCGACAAATAGGCGATGATATCGTCAGCCTCTGTACTTTTAAACATAAACTGAATAATCGGAACGTGATTATAATATTCTACTAGCCTTGTCTGTTGCCAGATTTTATTCTCTATCTCTTGATCTTCAGACATATTTCTGACATTGCGATTAAGCCTTATAGGCTTGCGACCATCTTTATAGTCCTTCTTCATGAGTTTGCGCTTTTTTGATCCACCTTCACCGTCCCAGCAAATAACAATCAAGTCTGGTTTCGATTCTCTACAGATCTTCTGCAGGCTCTGAAAACAACCTTTAAGAGCGCCGATTGGCGCGCCGTTTGTTGATAAACTAGGATTGACGATGTAGTTTCTAAAAAAAAGGTTCAATTGATCAATGATTAATATTCTTTTGCCTTCATACATTTTGTCTCCTATCTTGTGCCGTAAATTCTACTCTCTACTCGTTTAGCCTGCTTTGGGATAAAGGAAAATATGCCGCCTATTTTTCTAGCCTCTAGGGCCATCCTCTCTAGTTGGCCTTTAACGGTCGGCTCTTTTCGAAAGAACTTCACATTTAAAATAGTTTTTTCAACATGTTTATCGATTCTTTGAGCTGGACCAACTACCGAAACAACAGTTATTCCGCAGACACCACGTAGATTGTCTGTGATAACAGTAATATTTTGTCCTCTATCGGAACGCATTATACATATAGCTTCCCACATTGTATCATCGAGAATATTTTCTACTAATTTTTCTAATTTTTGCATAAATTGAAACCCCTTTCTAAGATAAATAGTCTACAATTTATACATTTCAATAGTGTTATCACCAGTAGTGTAATAAACTCTCTTCACACCAACATGCTTAAGAACCTCATGGCACATCGCACATGGCTTACTATTACGAAACAGACCTTGTTTATTGATTCTACAAACATATATATCTGCCCCAGCAGTCACGGCTCTAGACATACCTAATATACAACCAAGCTCTGCGTGAATAGTGGCATGCCCTCGGTCCGGATTGCGAAACCTAGTGCCAAAGGAACAAAATTTATCTTTATTAAAACACGTATTAATTATTGAGCCACCCCTAACCAAGAGGGCGCCGTGGCGTATTTTGCCGTATTCACTGTTAAAAGCGACATTTCTTGCTAAATTAAAATATCTCTTCATTTTTTTGGTTGGCTTGATTCCCCTTCCTAGAAAGGGCGTATGATTTTTAAAAGTCCTCTTCATGTGCTAATATTATAAGAACCATTACAATAAGCAAAAATAAAATCATTATGTTTCTTGATCGATGTCGTAAAAGCCTTTTGCCTTGCCTTCTTTCTTCTCAAAGCGCATGATAATGTCTTCGTCCATTATTTCAAGCACTCGTTTTTTAAACTTCTCGTTTTTCAGTTTTTCTAGCCATTTAGCGGCTTGAAATTTCTCTTCCTTACCATCTTTGTATACTATGCTGTACCATGCGCCAGACTGTCTTAAGCTAGACGACCCCTTGATGGCTTCAAGCCAACTCTCCTCATCTTTAATGCCAACATCTCCGCCCCAGAGGATTTTGAAAGTGCACTGACGGCCCTCAGTTCCAAATCTGCTTTTCTTGAGTGTGGCTTTTACTTCAGAGCCGACTCTAAAGCCGTTGTCATCTATAATGAAGCTAGCCTTGGCCTTTCTTTTTGTTAGCCAAATACGCAGAGAATAGGCGTAATGCATGGCCTTACCGCCAGGAGTGACGTAAGGTGTTGTCATTGCTTCCGCTACATTGCTGGTAATATTGGTCTTTAGTTGGTTCAAAACTAAAAATGTCGATTTTGAAGCAGCGATAGGCACGGTCAACTTTGACATACCCTTTGCTAAAATCCTAGGCTTAACTGCCATGGATGATTGTGGATTAAAGTCGCCCTCAACATCACTCACCGAAGGAGTCAGTGCAAGGGAGTCCCATATAAACAACATCCGATTCTCGTTTGTGCCCAGGAGTTCTTCAATGGTCTCCAATACGTATTCGACGCTCGGAGGTTGCAAATAAAGAATATTGTCGACGTCGACGCCGGCGCTGGCCAAGAACTCAGGATCAATAGCCGACTCCGCGTCAAAATAAACAACGTCAATGCCCATTTTTTGAGCATTAGCTGCGACTTGAGCAGCCATAAAAGACTTGCCAGAGCCCTCTAGTCCAGCGATTTCTACAACCTTGCCAATCGGTATACCGGCTAGCTTTCCGCGACATATGACACTGTCCAGCCACCTTGAGCCAGTTGGAATCCAATCCTTAACTTGGGTAGGGTTTTCTTTCGTCAAGTCGAAAGCGACCTCCATACCTGCTTTCTTGTTGATGAGGTTTCTCATCTCTCCAATGCTTAATCTTCCCAGTTTCTTTGGTTTCTTTGCCATTCTTCCTCTTTTAAGTTTAATTCCCCCGTTAGAGACTCATAAACAGGGATATCCATTGTTATCTCTGGATCTCTCATAAATTTGTAATCAATGAGAGTGTGATTTATAAAGCGTTCCTGCCTCATGTCAAAATGTGTTATCTTGTCCGCTAGCGGAATTAGCACTTGTTGTGTTTCTTTAAGAGATTCATTTATCTCTTGCACTAGCTTTACCGAGTAAAGCCTCTTGTTTTCCAAGAAGGCGCCTAATGACACGCCTGAAATAAATAAACCAACTGACATGGTTATTATTATGAAAGCATCCATAACAATAACTAGTATTAAATTTTAAATTGAGGCCTCTGTAAACCCAGGCCTCCCTGCGGTGGAGGACTTATGACAAGAGTTCAGCGAAAGCTTGATCAACCGCAGAGCTGTTAGAGTTTCCGCTATATTTAGTCGACTCATTTGACACATCTTCTGCATCAGACTCGCCAAGAAGAAACTCGTCTAGCATAGCTTGAACTTGCTGCGGAGTCTTACGCTCGAAGACATCATCAAAGCTAGGGATCTGGTCTAAATATGCAGCTGCCTTCTCCTCGTCCTTCATCATCAGAGAAGGCTTACGTCGTGGGGTAATGGTTGTTTGCGGGAATTGTGCTCCTGGGGGCTTACCATAATTGATCGTAAGATCAGTCCCCTCGCTGATATCGGTGATATCACCGTACTCAGGGTTGAGTACTAGATTCAGCAGCTCCTTATAGGCAGTCTTGCCAAAGCCCCATAGTCGCACACCCTTCTCCTCCTCGCCACGAACAATAACCGGAGCGAAGAATCGCTGGCGCGCTGATAGGTCTTTAGCCATCTTGATGGATTCATCTGAGCCTTCCTTGTACAGCGTACGCACGAAGTCGTTCAACGGGTCGTCTTCGCCAAAGTTCTTCTTTGGGCTCAAAAAGCCAGGATTCTTGCCCAGGTTGT